GGGGTAGGGGTAACGCCTGATTTCAGGCTGGTGTTACCGCCCAGCAAAATCATTTCTTCGGCAACCATAGTCGCTTGCAAGGTTTGGGCAACCGCCAACGCTTTCACATCCTCAAAGCCACGCGCGGCGTAGTCTGCCTCAAAAGACACTTGGTTTTCCAAGCCAATGGCGCGGAATTGGGCGTTTCGTTCAACGATTTCATGGTTGATGACACCGCCGCGTTTACCTTCGCTGATACCGGCACGTTGATTGCCGACGTTGATGTTGGTAATGGCTTTCCAGTTCGAGCCGATGGTGCGGCCGCCGCCCACGCGGGGGATACGGTTACGCAACGGGGTCAATACCGGATAGAGTTTTTGAGACGGCGCGGAAAGGTCGTAGGTTTGCAGACCTGTGGTAAAACTGGTCGGCTGAGTAAAACCTTTATTCAACGGTTCGCCGTTCGCTTGTGCTGACTTCATCAGCTCAATCGTTTCTTGTGTGAGTTGGTTCACGTTCATTTATAGCTCCTGAAAATAAAAAAACCGCCTGTAAGCGGTGTTACAGACGGCCTGCTTGTGCTGCCTTGACGAGTGTTGCCACGTCGTCAAGTGAACCGTCATTCTTTACAATCGGTTGAAAACCTTTCAAAGGGTCTTCGCCGTTATCTTCTGCCTTGCTGATGGCTTTAGTGCTGCCTTTCGGCGGTGCCGCCTGTTTCTTCAGGCTTTCGATTTCCGCCTGCGCTTTGGCAAGGGCGTCATTCGATTTCTTCAGCGCGTCTTGCGCTTCGGCTTTGGCAAGGTCGTCTGACTTATCGGCTTTAGCTGCCAATCCATCGACCAGCTTGTCGGCTTCGCTTACCGTCAAGGCTTTCAGCGATTCGGCAAGGCTGCCTGCTGATTCTTTGATTTGCGCGATAACGGCTTTATCGATATTGCCGTAAACAGCGTCCTCAACCAGCCATTTCAGCGACATCAACACATCGGCTAACGATTTGACTTGCCACATTGATTTAGCGACAGGCTCGTCTTTCTGCTTCTCGGCCTTTGCCAAGACTGCTTTCAAGATAGCGATTTCAGATTCGGACAAATTCACGCTTGCCGATTTTTCGGCTTCGTCCTTTTTGCTGTCGTCCTTATCGTCTTTATCTTCGGCTTTAGGCTCTTTATCGCCGTCTTTAGGATTTTCATCTTCCTCTTCGGTTGATTTGTCAGACGGCTCGTCGTCCTTATCCGCTTCCTCTTCCTCGTCTTTGGGTTTGTCTGCTTTAAAGCAGGTAAACACCGCGTCGGGATTGGCAGGACGGTCAACAAGGCTGATTTCTGTCAGCTTCAAGCCCGTAATTTGCGACTTGTTCAGTTCATTGCGCGAAGTAACGCTGCCGCCGATTGAAAAGCCTTTGTAAACGCCTGTTTTGACTTTCGTCACGGCAACAGGGTCAACGATATGCGCGCCAAAGAACGTGCGCCCGTCGTCTTCGACGTTGATTTCAATAGCCGTTCCCGCTGCGTTTGAGCCGTGCATTTCACGCACCGCGCCAAACTTCATATAGTCAGGAATAGCCGCTTTCATTGCTTCCGCCGCGATGACTTCGCCATCCGAATCGACCGCCTCACTTGAGGCATAACCCCAAACTTTGACGGTGCCATCGTCCTGCGCTTCCATCTTGGCGATTTCTGCATATAACTTTGCCATTCTGTACTCCAAAAAAGAGCCGCCCCCATAAAGAGAGCGGCAAACCCATCACTACCACCAGTAAAAACTAAACTTTTGTCATATCCTCTGCCAAAACAGGGACGATCGTACATCTGCAATTAGGGTGCGCTGGCGGTGCCATGCCTCCATGTGCGAAATGCTCATGCAGACCAATCACGCCCATCTTGCCGTTGGTATTGCAGATTTCTGATACCTTGTCGTCTTCAGCGGTTATCCACCGCTTTCCGGCAACAAGCCCTGTTTCTGCCCAGCCTATCAGGTTGCCCATGCCGTCCGCCATCGCCGTCTCCGTTCTGGCAATAGTTCGGGCGCGGGTATTGCTAAAGGCGTGAGATTCTTTCAGACGACCCGCCAACTCTTGCACGCTGTCGCCGTTTCGCATGGCTTCAACCACTTGGGCGCGTATCATATCGCGCGTTCCCTCTGTGATTTGCCACTCGGCGGCAGGGTTTTGGATAAGCTCGCCGCCTACCCACTTCATACCGACCATTTCGGCGGCGCGGTCATGCGCCCATTTGACGGCACGGCTGCGGATGTTCGTAACCATTCCGACAGCAGGGTCAGGCATTACCTGCAACAATGCGGCAACCGCCCCATCTTCCGCCGCGCGTCTGATTATAGGCTCGACCACATCAGACAAGCCGTCCCACTCGCCAAAATCCAAACCGTCGGTAACGATTTTCGCTACTCGGCTCAGCTCGGCGGTCAGGTCTTCAGCCTGCCAGTCAACAACAGCACCATCAATCAGCACGGCGATTTGTTCCGCCAAGCCGTCCACGCGCGTCAGCAAATAAGCCTCAATAAGCGCGGCGGCTTCGTCTTCGCTCATCGGGCTTTCCGACTTTCCCAGTTTTTCAGCCTCTTGGTTAGGCTGCTCTTTGGGCTGTTCGCCGTCTTGCTGGTTCGGCTCAGGCTGAACCTGCTCCGGTAACGGCTCCTTGCCCAGTTCGGCGCGGATTTCGTCAGCGGTCAGAATGCCTGCGTTTTTGTAGATGGCGTAAATTTCTGCCTGCTCTTTCGGGTTGAGTGATTCCTCTTCCTGCCAAACAAACTCATACGCCGCCATATCCATGTAACGGGCAAGTACGTCATCAATCAGGGATTTTACCCAGTTCTTCAGACTACTCATGCCGTCCGAAAGTGACTGCTCACGGCTCGTCTCTGCCACGCTGCGATTTACCTGTGCCACAAATGGCGTAGGCTCGACGCTAAACGCAAAGCAGACGACACGGGCAAGCCATTCGTCGTAAACGTCTTTCAACGGCGGCTGCTTCGTCTCTTTAAAGTTTCGGGATAATTCGCCCGGCACGAAACGCAGCTTGCGCCGCTCCGCCGTCTCGCCTGACAACAACAAATCCCAATACTCCTGAAATCGTTGAATATCGTCAGCCGGCCACGTTTCAGGCACACCGACCAAAGCATCGGGAACGCTGCCCGCCGTGTAGTATTCCAGCGCGTGAATCTGCCGTTTTAAGGCGATGTTCACGGTCATAATGATTTGCTCAACAGGCGAATAACCATAAACCTTGTAGCTTCGGTTATTGCGCGAGCGGTAAACCAACTCGTCTGCCGTGTAGTCGACCGCCGCCATGCCGTGAAAGATTTGCTGATACGCC